GGCGAATTAATTGATGCTGAGGGAAGCTCACCAGTGGAAGCTGGCAGCGATGGTGTTATAAGAATAACCCGTTACGCTGAAGAGTTATTCTCTCCTGAAACCATCGCTTCTATTGAAGGCAAGCCGTTGACTATTGACCACCCCGCCGACTTTGTGACTCCAGAGACATGGCGCAATCTGGCTGTGGGTACAATGTTAAATGTTCGCCCGGGTACTGGTGTAGATTCTGACAAATTGCTAGCGGATTTTTTGATTACGTCAGCAGATGGAATCTCCATGATAATGTCTGGTTTGCGTGAGGTTTCATTGGCATATGATGCCGAGTACCTGCAAGTAAGACCCGGCCTTGGTAAGCAGTCTAAGATTTTGTGTAATCATGGCGCATTAGTACGTCGCGGGCGCAATGGCCCACAGGTAGCAGTAAGAGATCACAAACCAAAAACCATTAAAAGGGGTATTAAGTGCATGACTTTAAAAAATAAGCTACTCGCCGCGTTTGGCCGGACTCTAGACGAGGCAATGCCGGAGGTTGTAGAAGAAATTACAACTGACGCTAGCCCATTAGAAGAGCGCCTAGCCCGCATTGAGGCATTAATTGTTAAGATGATAGAGCATGAGCAAAAGTCGATGATGGAAATGACCGATGCTGGTGAGGAAGAATTGGAAAATGCGGATATTACGGAAGTAATGCAAGGCGAAAATGAACAGCCAAGCGATATGGACATGCGCCTACAGGCCATTGAAAGCGCCCTTTCTAAACTGCTCGGCGATGAGATGGAAATGGACACCGCAACGATTGACTCCGAGACCGTCAGCCAAGCCGAAGTTGTCGCCCCTGGCTTAGCGCCAAGTCGTACGCTAGTTAAAGACGCCTTGTCTTGTTTGGCTCGTACCACGGAAGGCAAAAAAATACTATCTACTTTTGATGGTATGTCACCAAAAAACAAGCTCAAAGCGTGCGCTGAAGTTATTAAAGCCAAGAGAGCCGCGCAGCTTGCCCCGACTGTGGACAGCTTCCGCACTCTTAATAATGGCCCTATGACTCCAGAAAGAATTAATCAAATGAACGAATTACGCCACAAAAAGGTAAATTAATATGACTTCTTATTTGTACAGAGCGCCCGCTGGTATTCCCGGCGAAGTTACCAGACCTGATGAGACAACCGTTGAGCCAGGCATTCTGAGTCTTGACTTTACGCCCGCGGCTTATGGCTTGGCGTTAAAAACAACAGGCGGCGGAAGTACGACATTCCAGACAATGGGCGCTGCTGGAACTGCTGATACTGCGGCCTTTTTTTACGGTGTCTTGTCTCGTATTGCTCCGAGCGTATCATCCAATGTTGCAGGATCTAATACTTACGCAGGCGCTGGCCCTAACATCATATCTACTCAAGGTATCGTTACTCGTGGTTATGTCAACGTATTGTGTCCTACTGGTACGCCTATTCGCGGCAATAATGTCTTCGTAGTCGTAGTGGCTTATGCCAACCAGCCCATAGGTTCTTTTACTGCGACTATTAACGGAACAAATACGGTGTTGTTGCCTAATGTAATCTGGGCTTCCGACAACAAAGACGCACAAAACAATGCTGAAATTCGCATTGCTCGTTGATCATAAGGGAAAAAACAAATGACACAAATCATCAAGGCTAGAGCTTTTGATAGTGCGGTGCGCACACAAGACAGCACCCTAGCATATTTCATTAATCAGCTAGAAAACTTTGAGCAGAAGCTGCACGAACCCCTCTACTCTGTTACTTGGGATAGGGATATTAAGTTACGCTCAGGTGTTACGCTGGCGTATGAACTTACATCTTTCACTAGAACGTCTGTTGCTGGCGTAGGTACTCAGCAGGCCAACGGCAAGCCTTGGCTGAGCGCAAACTCAAACACGATCCCCACCGTTTCTGTTAATGGTGAAAAGATAGCTACTCCTTTACGTCTATTAGGTCGTGAAATTAGCTATAGCTCCGTAGAGCTGGAACGATCGCAGCTTTTGGGGCAAGGGATCGACGTAGCGCAAATGTCCGCGTTTAACTTAATGTACCAGATGGACACAGACAGCCAGGTATACGTTGGCGACGTTGCCACAGGAGATGTTGGCCTAGTTAACAACCCAATTGTAGCGGCTGGTGCCGTTACTGGTGCCGAGTGGGATACTGCAACACCAGCGACAATTCTTGAGCAGGTTAACGAATTGCTAACTTCTGTGTGGGCTTCCTCTGGTTATGCTATCTGCCCCTCAGAACTTCGCATTCCGCCTCAACAATACGGATTGATTAGCACTAAAATAGTTAGCACTGCTGGCAATGTGTCAATACTGCAATACTTAGCCCAAAACTCCATAGCTAATAACATTAACGGCAGACCTTTAAATATTCAGCCTCTAAAATGGTTAGTTGGCGCTGGAGAAGGTGACACAGACCGCATGATGGCCTATACCAACAATGAAGATTTTGTGCGCTTCCCAATGGTTCCAGTTCGTCGTGAAACTGCCTACTACCAGGGCATCCGTTTCATTGCGCCTTATATTTGGGGCTTTGGTTCTATTGAATTCGTCTACCCTGAGACTGTCGGCTACCGCGACGGCATTTGAGGAAAAATACATGCAAGCAATATTTAAAGGCCCTACATACATTAAAGGCGTTCTGTACGATCAAGGATTGCAAACTATCCCCCATGACCTACATGAGGATAAGTACGCTAAGTTGTGCATGGAGTCAGGCCGAATCATCATAGCCGCCGATACAAAAGTTAACGACGCTAACGTGTCAAAAAAAGGTGCATAATGCCAGAGTTTGATATTGCAGGGTTTCGCCTTGCCTTCCCGGAGTTTAGTAATCTAGTCACATACCCTGATAGTCAGATTACCTTCTGGTCAGGCATTGGTGAGGCTTTGTTTATCACCGATCGCTGGCGTTGGGTTTATACGTATGGGCTACAGCTTTTTGTTGCCCACTCGATAGCTTTAGCTGCGCAAAACAACGCGCACCCCGGCATGAATCGCGCTCCCGGTTCTACCTCTGGGCCTATCTCTAATAAACATGTAGGTAGTGTTTCTTATGCCTACGATAGCTCTAGCGTCATGGAAGAAAACGCGGGAGAATGGAACGCAACATCTTACGGGCGGACATTGATACGGCTAGCCCGAATGATAGGCGCTGGGGCGTTGCAGGTATGAGAGGCATTACTGTTTTACAGGACAAGATAGCCGACATTAAAAAGTCTTTTAGAGATCTCCCCAAAAAAAGCCTTCTAATCGGAATCCCTGAAAACAAAGACGGCAGAGCTGCTGAGCAAATAGGTAATGCAGATATTGGCTACATCAACGAAAACGGCAGCGCAATACAAAACATTCCCGCGAGGCCATTTTTACTACCGGGCGTTAAAGCTGTACAGGACGAGATATTAAAAGAACTTGCTATAGGCTCCGATGCTTTCCTGTCCGGTAAAAGCAACGCATTAGATGAGGCCTACGCTAGAGCCGGATTAAAAGCCGTGTCTAGCGTAAGGGCTACTTTAACTGCTGGTGATGGTTACGCTCCTCTTTCAGCGAGCACACTAAAAGCACGCGAGGCAAAAGGCGCAACCCGCACAAAGCCTTTAATAGACACCGGGCAACTTAGAAACTCAATAACTTATGTTGTCAGGGGCAATAATGGCTAATGTTGACGTAAGTTTTTTACTGGAAGACCCAGATTTTACAGATGAGGCCGTCCTGATAAAAAGAACTGCAACCTTTAACGAGTTCGGGGAGATGCAGCTTACAGAACAATCATTTAACATTATTTGCGTTATTCAAAGCGTCAACCAGAACTCCTTGGCTCGCCTACCGCAACTAGCTAACCTGCACAGCGGAATTTCCGTTTGGTATGCGGGAGATTTGCAGCTCGAATTTTCCCCGAATGGTTACTCTGATGTGATCCTATGGCGTGGCAAGCGTTACCAAGTTGTAGACATCCCGGAAGACTTTTTAAACTGGGGCGGCGGTTGGACTCAGGCAACCTGCAAGATGGAGGATGCCTCCAATGTCTAATACTAGCGCAACGGGCGGATACCTTACCTTAACGAGTCTTCCGGTTACAGACAGGGATTTGTCGCGGCTTGTTCATGATGTACTAGCCGGAGTTACAGGTCTAAACGCGGAACTTGTCCGCCCCGCTTGGCAAGTTAACGCTCCCATCCGTCCGCTTTTAGATGTGCTATGGTGTGCTTACTCAATAGTTAACAGAACAACAGAAGCTGGCACAGCTTGGCAGCAATGGCAAAGTGTAACTGGCTCACAGTTGCAAAGAGTAGAAAACTTCGATGTTGTCGCTAGCTTCTACGGCCCAGATTGTCAGACTTACGCGGGCATATTACGCGACGGTTTGGAGCTGTCACAAAATAGGGAGCAGTTGGCGCTATTAGCAGTTACTTATGCGTACGCTGACCAAATTGTGCATGTTCCAGAATTGGTTAATGATCGCTGGTATGACCGCGCCGATATCATGCTGCACTTTAGACGTACTATTAAAAATACTTACGCAATATTAAACTTAACTAATGCGTCAGGAAATTATACTACATCTGCCGGACTTTCTGGCAGTTGGACTACACAGGAGCTATAGAATGCCACAAGGTTTATCTGTCGGTAGACTAATTCGTACTACCGTTACCCTTTCACCTCTCGCTGCACAGCGCAGGGGATTTGGTACTTTGTTAATCATCAACGATAGCGACGTCATCAGCCCCGAGGAACGGGTGCGTACTTACATTACACTAGAGGATGTGGCGCAAGATTTCGGCACTACTAACCCCGCCTACTTAGCCGCTAGGTTGTATTTCGGCCAGTCACCACGTCCGCAGCAGCTGCAAATTGGGCGCTGGGTATCTTCCGGTAGCAATGGGTTTTTAACTTGTGGCGCACTTAGTGAATCAGAGCAGTTAATGACCGCGTGGACGTCTATTACAGATGCGTCATTTTCAGTCGTTTTAAACAGTGGTCCATTGCTTAATCTATCCGGTATGGATTTTACCGGCATGGCAAACCTAAACGCTGTAGCGTCGCTGATTACTACGACAATGGAAGCAGCAGGCGGTCAGGCTGTGTGTGCTTGGGACGGTGAACGTTTCAACTTCACATCTCAACTGCCCGGCTCTATATCAGAAGTTAGTTATTTAATAGCGGGCACTGTTGGAACAGATATTAGCGCTCAACTAAAGGGTACCGAAGCATTAGCCGTAGCCATACAGACCGGCACAGACGCCGAGACGCCAGTTGATGCCGTGGCAATTCTGGCAAATACTAGCGCGGTATGGTTTGGTTGCATGTTTGCATCCAATACTCTAGTAATAAATGAGCAAGCGATCGAAGTAGCCGGATTAATAGAAGGCCTAAGTCTTGACCGCATCTACGGCGTAACGATTACTTCGCCAGACGTTCTGAGTGCATCAGTTACCAACGACTTAGCGAGCCAGTTAAAAGCGTTAAAATACAACAGGACATTTACCCAATACAGCGAGAATATATACGCAGTAGCTAGCTTCATGGGCCGCGCTTTCAGTGTCAACTTTGCCGCTAACCGAAGCACTATTACTCTAATGTACAAAGTAGAGCCGGGCGTTAATGCTGAGTATCTGAGCGAGACACAAGCGCAAACGCTAAAGATGAAGAATTGTAACGTATTCGTAAATTACGTTAACGATACTTCAATCATCCAGTACGGCGTCATGAGTTCTGGGGCTTACTTTGATGAGATACACGGCCTGAGCTGGTTTAAAGATGCTTTGCAGAATGCAGAATATAATCTTTTATATCAATCAACTACAAAGATTCCACAAACTGACGCAGGGCAAAATCAGCTCATTGCTACAGCCGCCGCAGTTTGCGATGAATCAATAAATAACGGACTAGTAGCTCCAGGACAATGGAATGCTGACGGCTTTGGACAGTTGCAACGCGGCGATTACATGCCCAGCGGTTATTATATCTATACGCCGCCTTTGTCTCTGCAAGATCAAAGCATCCGCGAGCAGCGCATTGCCCCACCTTTACAGATAGCCTTAAAACTGGCTGGCGCTTTCCAGGAATTAGACATATTAGTTAGTGTAAACCGCTAATTTAAAAGGATAATACATAATGTCAACTTACAGTTTTTTAAATGTTAATGCCACGCTTGTGGGCCCCGGCGGCAGCGTTAACCTTGGCGCCTCAGCTGCTGTGTCTGAAGAAGGGATTACTATTGAGGCCATTGAGGATAAAAATATCCTTACGATAGGCGCAGGCGGTCAAGGTATGCACAGTTTGGTTGCTAACGAGTCATCCACGGTAACAATTCGTTTATTAAAGACAAGCCCGACTAATACTGTGTTGCAGAACATGTACAATTTCCAGACAGTAAGTTCTGTTAGGCACGGCAGAAATGTAATAGTAATTACTGATTTGGGGCGTGGGGATGTCATCACGTTATCGGGTACGGCATTTAAGCGCGCGCCAACTATCACTTACGCTAAAGAAGGCGGAATGATGGAGTGGGCATTTGATGCAATTTCTACAGTCCGCGTGCTGGGTATTGGCACTCCGTCAATATTTTAAGGGGAAATGATGGAAAATATCACAATACAAGGCGCTGAGTACCGAATCGGTACGCTTAACGCTAGGAGTCAGTTTCATATTGTGCGCCGTCTGGCGCCTTTTCTACAAGCGTTAACCCCAGCTTTTGCGGAAGGCGGAGACAAAGACAAGCTAACGGCTATGTTGCCAATTTTCGGAGATGCCATTTCTAATATGTCAGATGAGACGGCAGATTATGTTATTTTTGGGCTACTTTCGGTAGTTTCAAAGAAAGAAAACTCAGGGATTGGTTGGATGCCAATATATAAAAACGGCGCCTTAATGCTCGAGGATTTGACTATGGCATTAATGTTAACTTTGGCCGGTAAAAGTTTAGTTAAGAATCTATCAGGTTTTTTTTCAGAACTCCGCACAACATCCGAGTCCCTGAGCCAAAATTAAAAAAAAGGGTTACTTGGGCTAACATGTCAGACGGGGAAGACTGGCTCTGGCGGCCAGTAGCGGCTGGCCTCTGCCTATATCGTGAGGTAAAAGACGGTAGCCTAAGCCTAGAAGATATTGCCGTAATGAATGAAATTCTTGATGTAAAAGCGATCAATGAACATATGTATTACGAGGCAATGGAATAATGGCATCTAGCGTAATTAAAGAATTTCTAGTATCGGTTGGCTTTGATGTCAAAGACCCGCAAAGGTTTGACTCTGCAATGGCTAGCGCAGCAAAAAGCGTCGCTATCGTAGGGGCTTCTATTGCCGCAGCCTCCGCTGCGCTCTTTGGTTGGACAAATTCGGTTTCGAAAGACTTAGACAAGCTATCGGATTTATCCATCGCCGCCGGTGTCACGGCTAGTTCTCTAGATGAGCTGGGCTATGTCGCATCGCTGATGGACTCTAGCCTAGAATCTGCCGCTAGTTCACTGCAAGGCTTAGGACGCGTTGCTGGTGAGACCATGATGGGTGTGGGTCGTGGCAAGGCTGTATTTGAATCTTTAGGAATTAGTGTAAAAGACGCCAACGGCAAACTTAAGTCAACGCCTGCCCTCATGGATGAGGTGGGAACGGCTATTAAGGACATGGAACGTGGGCAGCAGACAGCCATATTAAGTAAGCTGGGCATTGACCACACCATGTTACAGACTCTTACCTCGGACGTGTCAGGGCTAAGGGACGAATACAAAAAGTTAACGGATGCTTCGGGAGTCAGTATTGAGCAAGCCGCACAGGATGCTAGCGACTTTCAGGATGCGTTTACGAAAATAGGCTTGGTCACAGATAGCCTCAGCCGGGCGTTGGTTGCTGGCTTTCTTCCGCAGTTCACAAAAGGAATGGACAAGTTCAGAGTCCTGATGGTTAAGTCAATGCCCGCCATCATTGAGGCAGTGAAGCCGTTCATTCGCGCTATAATCACTACAGGTACAGTATTAGTTACATTGATAACAAGATTATTCCAGTTTAACTCAGCACTAGGGGGGATCCCCGCCTATCTTACGGCTATAGCTATAGCTTGGCAGCTGTTATCAAAAAGTTTTATGTTAACCCCCATCGGCGCGTTAATTACAGCAATCGCAGCACTTGCAGCAACGTTAATACTTCTAATAGATGACTTTTTAACATGGCTTGAGGGGGGAGAGTCACTCATACCTTGGGACAATTGGAAGGAAGAAATTGATTTTGTAATGGGCATTATTTCTGTATTTGTGGATTGGGTAATTGATGTTTTTAAACGATTCTGGGCAGCAGTTGAGAATGCTTGGTCGGATGGAGTGGAAAGCATCAAGTCGTTAATCAGTAATTTTATCGACAGTATCGATTTTGAGAAAATATATGATGGCTTCCAATCCGTCATAGATGCAGTAGTTGCTATTTTTTATGCTGCGTTTGCTGGTATACAGTCATTAATTAATGCTTTTTTTGATAGCGTCGCCTTTCAGAAACTATATGAAGGGTTTAAACCAGTTATAGATGCCGTAGTTGCTATATTTACCGCGGCATTTGATATGATCGGCGCATTGATTGATAAGGTCGTTGGCAAGGTGAAGGCTTCGGTTGATTGGATTAAAGGCGCGGCTAGTTCGGTAAGTGATGCGGCTTCAAATGTAGGCGGCTATGTTGGGGAAAAAGCATCTAAAGTAGGCAGTGCAATTGGTAGCGCCGCATCTAGTGCTTCTAGCTTTCTAGGCTTTAGCTCACGGCCAACAGTACCAACTGCTGCCCCCGGCGCATCCCAGACTGTCAGCCAGAACACACAGATTACTGTTACTGGCGCGACTGACCCGCAATCTACAGCTAAGGCGATCTCTGGCGCACAGTCTACGGTAAATGCAGATATGGCGCGTAACTTGAAAGGGGTGGCGCGATGAGCTGGTTAGGCGGTGCTTTAGGTGAGCTGTTTGGCTCTGTTAGTTTCATTCCTAAGCGTTCCATTGCTGGCTTTACGGCAACCGTGACGTTGGAGGAAAAAGGAACCGATACCTTAATCTTGACAGAACACCCTGTACAAAGTGGCGCCAGTATCACTGACCATGCCTACGTTATGCCCGCCCAATTATCCATCACGGCACAATGGGACACCGTAGGCGCAGGGATGCCATTAGAGCAAATGTACGCGCGCATTTTAGAAGTGCAAAGTAGCCGTATCCCCTTTGATGTAATCACCGGAAAGCGTGTTTATAGGAACATGCTATTTAAAAGTATAGCCTTAACTACCGATTCCTACACAGACCACATTTTAAGCCTTAAATGTGACTTGCAAGAAATTATTATCGTTGAAATATCAACTACTACAGTTCCGCCACGCGCACAGCAGAAAAAGCCGGGCAGAACAAGCGCCACGGATAAAGCGGGCAAGAAGTCAGCCCAGCCCGTCACCTCTCCAGAAAAGAGCCAATCAGCCCTAAAAATCATTAGGGGAGGATCTTAAAAATGACTGAGCCTGTACTATTTGTAATACCTTTAGCGAATGTGCCGCAGACGTTTGATATTGCCCTAGGAGGCAAGGCTTTAACAATCACCAGTCGCTGGAATGATTTCTGCGGCTGGGTGCTGGACATTTTCGACGAGGTGGACACAGTGCCACTTGTGTGTGCGTTGCCTTTAGTTACAGGAACTAATATTTTAAAGCAGTTTGATTTCTTACGGATACCCGGGCAGCTCTGGATTATCACAGACGGCGACGCCTACGCAGTGCCTACGCAGCAAAACCTAGGCATAGCGTCATTTTTATACTACGTGCAGGAGTCCGCCGCGTGACATCTCAGCTGCAATATTTGCGAAAATGTAATTTAATTTTGTCTAACGCATCCAACAACGGGCTTGACCTGTCCAATCTCAGAATAACATTTACAATTAAAAAAACTGACGGACAAACACCAAATACCGCATCACTTCGCATCTATGGCCTAGCAGAAGATACAGAAAATCAAATAGTTAACGAATTTACCCGCGTTGATTTACAGGCCGGGTATGAGTCAAACTATGGGATTATTTTCTCTGGGACTTCTAAATGGATACGCAAAGGACGAGAAAACAACGTTAGCCGTTACCTGGAAATACAAGCATCCGATGGAGACAGGGCGTACAATTTCGCAGTGGTAAATAGTACCCTCTCTAAAGGAGCTACACAGAGAGATCAAATCAATCAAGTAGGGCGTTCCATGCAGGAAAAAGGCGTAACTATGGGATATATAGCACCTGATGATACGCAAGCATTACCACGCGGGAAGGTTCTATACGGCTCAGGCCGTGAGTACATGCGCCAGAGTGCGACAACTACCGGCGCCTCTTGGTCCATCCAGGACGGGAAAATGCAAGTTGTGCCTCTGTCTAGCGTACTTCCCAATTC